ATTAACTTTACCCTCGATTCTAGTGGTGAATGGTCTGAAACCAAGACATACACTACGCTTGGCTCTAAAATATCTATTTTTGGTGAAATAACCAGCCCTGCTGGGTCTGTATGGGATATGAAGGTAGCGAGTAGTTGTGGTGGTTATTCTAAGGAAAAGGACGCTATTCCAACTGGAACCAGCTTTTCTTTTGATGTGCCAACCAATTTTGACTCAACGGAACTGCATTTGCACATATGGTCGGTTAATGGTGTTACAGATGCAGGGTTACAGGGAACATTGCAGGTTTCTGACTGATGAGTTTTATAGGAACACTTTCCTGGCAGGAATTTATGAAGAAAGATTATTCAGATCTTGTTTTTCATTATGATTCTAAATTCAGTAAACAAATTAAAGCAGCAGCAGAGTTGCACGTTGTGCCTACTAGGGAACCGCAACCTGCAACTCAGTCTAATTTGATTGAATAGACAGGCAGATAAATGCTAGAAGGAATTGATTTAAAAAACCTGAGCCAAGTAAATCGTCTTCCTGTTGAAGACCAGCGAGAAGTGCTGGAATTACTAGAAGATTTAGAAGAGGCTAAGAAAAAAGAAATTGCTAGAGATAGCTTTCTTGGGTTTGTGAATTATGTCTGGCCTATTTTTATTGAAGGCAGGCATCATAAAGTGATTGCCAATGCTTTTGAGCGTGTTATTAAAGGCGATCTAAAGCGTCTTATTATCAATATGCCACCTAGACACACCAAAAGTGAGTTTGCCTCTTACCTATTACCCGCTTGGTTTCTAGGACAAAACCCTGAAAAGAAAGTCATTCAGACATCACACACAGCAGAGCTGTCAGTGGGTTTTGGGCGAAAGGTCAGGAATCTGGTTGATTCTGAAGATTTTAAGGAAATTTTCCCAGCATTAGCACTCAGAGCAGATTCCAAGGCAGCAGGACGCTGGAGTACCAATCAGGGCGGGGAATACTTCGCTATTGGTGTTGGCGGTGCGGTGACGGGTAAAGGTGCTGATTTACTGATTATTGACGATCCCCACTCCGAGCAGGATGGGCAAAGTCTTGATGCGGCTGTGTTTGATAAAACCTATGAATGGTATACCTCCGGCCCACGACAGAGACTCCAGCCAGGGGGTGCAATCATTATCGTTATGACCCGATGGCACAAACGGGACTTGACCGGAAAGATTATTAAAGCATCCTCGCAAAGAGAGGGAGTTGATGATTGGGAAGTTATTGAGTTTCCTGCCTTAATGCCTTCGGGTAACTCGCTTTGGCCTGAGTTCTGGAGTCAAAAAGAACTGCTTGCACTTAAAAATGAACTGCCTGCTTCTAAGTGGGAAGCTCAGTACCAGCAAAACCCTACCTCTGAGGGAGGTGCTTTGGTGAAGCGTGAGTGGTGGAAACGCTGGGAGCGTGATGATCCGCCGAGTTGTGAGTTTATTATTCAGTCCTGGGATACGGCTTTTCTTAAAACCAGAAGGGCTGATTTCTCTGCCTGTACCACTTGGGGCGTTTTCTACCAGCCAGATGAAGATGGCACTACAAGAGCCAATATTATCCTGCTGGATGCCTACAAGAAGCGGATGGAGTTTCCAGAACTAAAGAAAACAGCAATGGAGTTTTACAATAACTGGAGTCCTGATGCTTGCATCATTGAGGCTAAAGCTGCCGGAGCGCCGTTGGTGTTTGAGCTACGAGCAATGGGAATACCCGTTTCAGAGTACACACCGTCCAGAGGAAATGATAAGGTCGCGCGTGTAAATGCAGTAGCAGATATGTTTGCATCGGGGGTTGTCTGGTGTCCAGAAACCCGATTTGGGGAAATGGTAATAGAAGAGTTTGCCTCTTTTCCTGTAGGCGAGCATGATGATCTGGTGGACAGCAGTACACAGGCTTTGTTACGGTTCAGACAGGGTGGGTTTTTAAGGCTTAGTTCCGATGAAGAAGATGAGCCACTGCCTAGAAGAAGAGCAGCTTATTACTAGGAGGAAATGATGCCAAGTTATTATGACAGCACTAAAAAGAAACCATCTAAAGCCAGGGTTAAGTACAAGAAAGGCGGTAAGGTTAAAAAAATTGCTAAGGGTGGAAAAACAATAGCCCGCGGTAGTGGTGCAGCCCGAACTCAATATTTTGGTAAAAACGGATAAATGGCTATAGAGCGCCCTATGGGGCTTGACCCCTTTTCACAATCGCCTCAACAAGAAGATTCTATTGAGGTAGACATTGTGAATCCAGAATCTGTATCTGTTAATACGCCTGATGGCGGAGTCATAATTGATTTCGATCCTAATGGTGATATGGGCGGCAATAGCGACCATAATGAAAATCTAGCAGATTTAATGGAGGAAAATGATTTACGGGAAATTGCCTCTGATTTAATCGGGGCTTTTGAGTCTGACAGAGATTCTCGTTCTGATTGGGAAAGTACCTACATTAATGGATTAGACCTTCTTGGTCTAAAGAACGAAGACAGGTCTGAGCCTTGGGATGGTGCGTGTGGTGTTTTTCATCCGGTTTTAACTGAGGCTGTTGTGCGTTTTCAAGCGCAAGCTATTCAAGAGATATTCCCTGCTGCTGGCCCTGTTAAAACATCAGTAGTCGGTCAGGTTACAGATGAGAAATCTCAACAATCAGCTAGGGTACGAGATTACTTAAATTATCTACTCACTGAAAAAATGACTGAATACAGGTCGGAAACAGAAAAAATGCTGTTTTCTTTACCTTTAGCCGGATCTGCTTTCAGAAAAGTGTATTACGATCCTAATATGGGTCGGCCTTGTTCCATGTTTGTACCCGCTGAAGACTTTGTAGTGAGCTACGGAGCTTCTGATTTAGTTACTTGTGAGCGCGCTACCCACATTATGAAGCGCACCAGCAATGAAGTACGCAAATTACAGGTCTCAGGATTCTATAGTGATATCGATTTACCCGATCCAAGTCCCGATACCGGAGATATTGAAAGAAAATATAACCAGCTAACAGGCGGATCGGCTAATTACGAGTTTGATAACCGCCACACCATTCTGGAAGTACAGGCAGAAATGGATCTGGTTGGATTTGAGGATTCTGAATATGGTAAACCTACGGGTATAGCCTTGCCTTATGTTGTCAGTATCGACAAGTCTTCCCGTGAAATACTCTCAATACGCAGAAACTGGTATGAAGATGACCCGATGAAGATGAAACGGGAACATTTTGTACATTATCAGTATTTGCCAGGTATTGGATTCTACGGATTCGGCTTAATCCACATGATTGGTGGCTTGGCTAAGTCTGCAACCAGCATTTTACGCCAGTTAGTAGATGCAGGAACGCTTTCCAATCTACCTGGTGGTTTAAAATCCCGTGGATTACGGATTAAAGGCGATGATACGCCCATTATGCCTGGTGAATTTAGAGATGTTGATGTTCCAGGTGGCGCAATACGGGATAACATTACCTTTTTACCCTACAAAGAGCCATCCAACGTCCTTTATCAGCTTTTAGGCGATATTGTTACCGAAGGCAGGCGATTTGCCTCTGCTGGCGATGTAAAAGCCGCCGACATGAACTCTGAAGCGCCTGTTGGCACGACACTGGCAATTTTGGAACGCTCCATGAAGGTAATGAGTGCGGTTCAGGCCAGACTTCATGCCTCTATGCGTAAGGAATTGCGTATTCTTTCTGGGATTGTTCGAGATTTCGGCCCATCTGAGTATCCTTATGACATTAAGAATGGGGAGTTAGTAGCGGAGGATTTTGATGATCAAGTAGACATCATTCCTGTAAGCGATCCTAATGCTGGGACTATGGCACAGCGAATTATGCAGTATCAGGCTGCATTACAACTTGCAGTGCAAGCACCTCAAATGTATGACTTACCTCTTTTACATAGACAAATGCTAGAAGTTCTAGGAATTAGAGATGCTGATAAGATTGTACCGCTTGAAGATGAGACCCAAGTTACCGATCCTGTAACTGAAAATATGAATATTATTAACGGTAAGCCAGTTAAGGCGTTTATCTTCCAAGACCATGAAGCTCATATTCAAACTCATGTATCTTTAATAGAAGACCCAAAGATTATAGAAATTATGTCTCAGAGTCCTACCGCAAAGGTTTCAGAGGCAGCAATGGCTTCACATATTTCAGAGCATGTGGCTTTTGCTTATAGAGCTAAGATTGAAAAAGAACTTGGTGTGCCGTTACCTGGCCCTGAAGAGAAATTACCAGAAGATATTGAACTTAGGCTTTCAAGGCTTGTCGCGCCAGCAGCAGCACAGTTGACTGGAAAAGATAAACGTGAAGCTCAGATGCAAAAACAAATGGAAGAGTCTCAAGATCCTATTATTCAGATGCAGCAACAAGAATTACAGATTAAGCAGCAACAACTTGAGGCTAAAACACAATCTGATATGGCTAAAATTCAGCTTGATTTAAAAAAGTCTATGGATAAATCTGGCTTAGATAGAGATAAACTAGAAACTCAAGAAAGAATAGAAACTGCCAAGTTAGGCGTTAGAATTGCAGCCGACAATAGTATGAAACAGCTTGAATCTAAAAAAATAGCTAGTAAAGAACAGATTGAAGGTGCTAAATTAGGCAGAGACATAGCAAAAGACCTGATGGGAAATAAGAACTCTGATGGATGAACTAGATGTTTTAAGGACAAAGTATCGAGAGTTACTTAATGATTTAAGCGATCATATCAGTACAGGGAGTTGTCAGGACTTTTCAGAATATTCGCGTTGTTGCGGCGTTATAGAAGGCATTGCGATGGCAGAAAGAGAATTACTTGATCTAAAAAAGAAGATTGAGCAAGCATAACGCTATATTGTGTGGCGCAGGTGACTCTGGACACCAATTTCCAGTGCAGGAGGAAATCTAATGGCTGAGTCATTAGCAGCAGTAAACGAGTCGGATGACAATGTTCAAGAAATTGGCATTGAAGATTCCATCGCTCGCAAAGCAAGTCAGATGCCGAAACCGAAAGGATATAAGATATTAATTGCCTTACCAGAACCTGATGAGAAAACAGATGGTGGAATTATCAAATCAAGTCAAACAATACACACCGAAGAGGTGGGGAGTATTGTTGGGTTTGTTTTGGATATGGGGCCAGATGTTTATTCAGATTCTGCACGTTTCCCGACAGGCGCATTTTGTAAAAAAGGAGACTGGATTATAATGCGTTCTTATACAGGCACTCGGTTTCTAGTTCATGGAAAAGAGTTTCGTTTGATCAATGACGATAGCGTAGAAGCTGTGGTTGAAGATCCAAGGGGGATTGTAAAGATATGAGCGAATTAGAAGAGTCCATAGTTGAAACAACGTCAGCCGAAGATAAGTTTTTTGGTGTTAAGACGCAAATTGGTAAAAGTTCTAAAGAAAAAGAAGATGCTGATGAAGATGCTAATTTTGATTTAGAAATTGTTGATGATAAACCTCCTGTTAAAAAAGCGGCTGAAGAACTAACTGGTGATGAAGAGTTAGACAATTATAGTGTTAGTGTTAGGAAACGTCTTGATAAGGCAACCTTTAAAAGAAGAGAAGCAGAACGCCTTGCAGAAGAAGCGGTTGCTGCGGCGCAACAACTTAACCAGCAAAACCAAAATCTTTCCGCAAAAAATAAAGAATATGAATCTTTAATAAATCGCGGTGAGACTGCATTGGTTTCACAGATTAAGGAAAAAGCAAAGCTGGCAGCAGAAAAAGCTAAAGCTGAATATAAAAAGGCTCACGAAGAAGGTAATACTGATGATATTGTATCTTCTCAGGAAAAGATGATTGAAGCTCAGTCTCAGATGCAAGAGGCAGAGCGTTATGAAAGAAGTCTTCCTGCACAGCCAACGCAACAGCAGCAAGCGGCTTATCAGCAACAATTAGCTCATCAACAACAGCAGCAACAGGCTTATCAGCAACAACAGCAGCAATCTTTTAACTCTGTTCCAGAGCCTGAACCAAAGGCAAAAGAGTGGGGAGAAAAAAACACTTGGTTTGGTGATGAAGAACACAAAGGCATGACAGCTTATGCTTATGCACTTCATGAAGAAGCTATAAAAGATAATGGTCTTTCGCCTAACTCAGATCAATATTTTGAATATATTGATGGGGGTATGAGAGGAAGATTTAGTGAATATGAGTGGTTGGAAAATACATCTAAGGATGTGAGCGGTGATGGGCAAACCGCGCCTTCGACAACTACTCGACCGTCATCCGTGGTCGCTC